TTTTTTTAACTTTATTCGTAAACTCAGGCCTTCCCCCAATAATATGGAATTTAGGGTTCAGGAACTCATCAAAGGAATTGCGCTCAGTAAGAAACTCAGGGTTATATACAAATCGCTTAAATCGACAAAGGTAATCAATAACATCAGGAGTAACAGTAGATTTAATAATAACAACACCAGATGCTATCTCAGATAATTTCTGTACGACAGCAGAAATATTCACGTGGTCGATATCACCATTTTCACCCATGGGGGTAGACACACAAACAAACGTGAAGTCCGGAGCATAGTTTTCTAGGTCATCGATATTAGCATAACCTTTGTAAGGATCTACAATCATAATATCATTGCTTGAATTACGAAAACCAAACTCTACAGCTTTGCCAACAAACCCATATCCAATAATAGCAATCTTAGTAAGTTTCTTCATCAGTTAACTCCATAGTATGATTTGTACCAGTGTACGAATTTTGATACCCCTTCGGGGATTGATGTTGTAGGTTTATAACCTAAATTTTGTATCTTAGTCGTATCGCTCCATGTAGATTGTGTATCAGCAGGATGCATTGGTGCATATTCAATAATAGCTTTACGACCAACGTTTTTTTCAATCTCATGAATAAAGTCCATTAGCTGAACCTGTTCACCGCGACCGATATTATAGATTTCATTTGTACGATCCGAAGCTTCTAAGCCCATTACTATACGAATCCCTTGGATGATATCGTCAATGTAGGTAAAGTCTCGAATCATGTCTCCATTATTGAATACGGTAATCGGCTTACCTTCTATAATATTTTTTGTGAACGAGAACAGAGCCATGTCAGGTCGACCCCAAGGACCATAGACAGTAAAGAATCTTAGGCCAATTGTATGTCGAATGTTAGAGAATTGGAACTGTTGTTCGTTGAATCTTTTAGTGGCTGCATATGGATTTAACTGCTGATCTACAGTTTGATCCTCTTTCCAAGGAAGAGGGTTACCAGCCATTACACTCGAAGTAGATGCATAGACAACCTTTTGAACACCATGCATTTCACACGCACCAATAAGGTCTTGAGTAAAGTTAATATTATTTGTAATATAAAGTTCTGGATATTCCATAGAGTATCGCACACCTGCGTAAGCAGCAAGGTGAATAACAATATCGGGTTTAGTGTTAACAATAGCTTGTTCTATAGGTACGGTGTCATTGGGAGTTGGCACAGGCACCCAACCAAGACCTAATTCTCTAAGCTTAAGATATCGGTCTTCTTTTAGTGTAGGGTCGTAGTAGTCGTTAAAGGTATCGATACCCCAGACTTCATGGTTGTCTTCTAATAAAGACTTGGCGATATGATAGCCAATAAATCCGGCAACACCGGTTATAAATATTCTCATGCAATATATTCCTTACATTCTTGCAGTCTTTGGCTTATGTAAGCTTTATTATTCATCTTATATTCATCTTATATTCATCTTATTATTCATCTTATATTCATCTGTCCATTTAAGGGAGATAATTATATTGTAGCATTTATTGCTTATAATGTAAACTGTTAATTTGACACACAACCAACTATATGTATTCTAATTGATCTATCAGATGAACCATTTAAAGCAGTATGAGGGTATCTTGTATCAGTCCAATATATCTTGCCAGGGGCTAAATAGTATGAAGAACTGTCAATCAACATCAAACACTTTGGATTACTGGTGACAGGAATATGTATTCTAGGACTGCAATCATGGTGTATAGTGTAACACTGCTTTGGCCTTGATATCATAATTCTGGTTCGATGCATATCGAACGACTCCATATAATGATTAATCAACACCGCCTTTTTAAAAATAGGGAAAATGTAACGATCTTCGCCTTCGTCTAATTTAGTCATCCTACCAACAGAACAATTCCAGTGTTTACCTATACTAGAAGATGCTACTGGAGCTTGTAGCGAAATCTGCTTAAGTTCTGGAATATCTTTAAAATGGGATAGAATGTCTTCTACTTCAGATTTAATCCCAATAAGATCTACTTTATCTTTCACGATCTTTACGAAGTTGTCATCCATGTTCTATCCCACCCAAAGTACTCTTCTTTATTATACCGATATTTATCAGCTTGTAAACCCCCTATTTTGATAGTGGGTTATCTAATGCTTCCTGTAAAACCCTATTAAGATCCTCATCCAATCGGCGCATACTTTCATTTATACGGGTTTCAGTAGCTCGCAGAGTGTCACGTACGTCTTTCTCGGTTTCTCTGTTTAGGTTTTCCATTACACGTATACGATCATCTACATTACTCACGATGTCTTTCATGCGTCTTGATGTGTCTTCAGTAACAGCTTCGATCCTTAGAATATCACCACGAAGATCATTCTTAATATCTCTTGTATAGTCAATAGCATCATTCAGCTTTTGAAGTTGTAGCTCGTTTGCTGATGCAATGGCATCTATGTCGATATTTTGAATGATCTCCTTCATGTCCATGTAGTCCTTATAGAACTCAAAGCCACCCCAGGCAGCGGTGCCCAATGTAGATAGTGCGGTAAGAAATGCAAACATCTTACCGCCAGAAAACTTTAAACCACCGAATTCTACTTCTGCCATCTGATGTTCCCTTTATTTCTTTGCTGGCTTACTAGCAACATTTTTAGCATATGCCTGTGAGCCAAAGAATGCTGCGACGATACCAGCAACAGATACAAAGTATGTAGCTGCCATATTGCCTAAGATCTTACCGGCTTCATCCAGTCCTATTAAAAGAGCTAGTACAACTGCGAATGGGTACAGCAGCAATCCCCATAGTGCAAACCACGTCATACCACGCTGTGCATCCCGCATTGCATCTGCGTCTTCTAATTCTTTTCGTTTGAATTCCAGATACATCGATTCTTCTGCGACAGACACATGACCGTCACCATTAGTATCAGCAGGATGGAATTCTTTTATTTCTTTTGTCTCTTCTGTCATTTCATTTGGTCCATTGCTTCTTGTACAACTGTTCCGGAAACAACGCCATCTGATACTAATCGAATTCTATTGCTTAGATGTTGTTCTGCGATATCTTCTTTGGCTTGACCATGATAAGGTACTGCATGACCTTCTTCAATCATAATCTCAGTAACAGTTTTATCACCCACCTTAAAGTCGCCCAGTACTCGACCGAACTTACCCTTCATATCTTCACCATTTCTATCATCGTGGGTAATTAAGATTGCCTTCTTATCAAGCAATTCTTTTAATCTGGTCTTTGCTGCAAGACCAAATATCTTTTCAACTTTATCTCTTGTACGAGATTCTGGGGTATCAATACCCATGATACGTACGCGCTCGTCCGTGAGCACGACGCCAAATCCCAGATCGATATCAACGTCGACAGTATCACCGTCAACAATTTTAAGTACTTTTACTTCGTATTCGTTAGCCACTATTAAGCCCTTTCTAAGTGTTCATGATATATTTCATGACCCGAAAGGTCTACAATAATTATTCTTCAAATTGCAGCGCACGTAGCTGCTTTAATTCCTGTTCTAATTTCATTACTTCAAGTTGCTTCTTACGAAGCTCAAGTTCGTATAATCTATTACAATCAATTCGCGATTTAACTCTTTTCCCAAGAGGTATCACAATCCTAGCATATACCCCAATATCGCCTGCCCTGTTACCAGTGCTAGTACCAAATTCATCTTTGCCGTTTGCAATAATGCCTGTCACACCAGTCTCTAGTCGCGTAGCAGATCCAATCGCATTGGAACAGTCTAAATCCCCAGCCCTAAAACTATCTGATTGATAACTTCCTGGCGCAGAGGGTAGAGCTAAGCTCAATGATTCAGCTGATGCACTAGTTCCTATCATTAAACATATCACTGTCAATATTCTCATATCACTTTATCCTTGAACATATTCTAGATGTTATATTCGAAGTGGTTATATCTTCCTTTAAAACTTTAGACGTAGTACAGATATATTCAACTTTGGTAACATCAGCGTCGCGGATATAGATCTCAAACGTTTTCGTTTCCAGATAACTTAATTCTATTATCTTACCCGATGTGGCAAAAGCAATAGGATTCCAATCCTCATCGAATACCGTTATCTCATAATAACCAACATCTGCCCTTCTATTCCATAGCTTTAACTTCGTATAAGCCACACCTTCCATATAAGAAGGTTTTAACTCGGGCCGAGCTGGTGTCATTTCATGTGCTGCAGCCGATCCGCATAGTAGAAAGGCTGCAGCTATTATATAATTTCTAATCATATTACTTTGCAATACACTCTGCTATAACAGTAGCTCTGTATCGACCTCCAGGAAGAGGTTTGCCGACACCATAAGCAACCGTGGAGTCAACTTCAAACCACGCGGATCCTGCCAGAGTCATATCGTATTCTGTTACGTTATCGTACTCAATCTTAGCACCTTCGTAGCCAGACATTCCAGCTTCAGACGTAGCTTTAACAGTTACTTCGCCGTCCCAGTCTAATGCATCATTAAGGCTAGGGGATGATGTAAATTCATTTGGCCAGCTAATCTGTGCTTTGTACGCATCAGGAATCGATACATCGTAACGAATAACTGGAACAACACCACCATCTTGCGGGGCAGTGCTAAGTACGTCTGGTGTAGGGTTACCGTACACGCCTGGAGTGTCTGTATAAATCGAACACTTAGATGATACGTTGCCTACAATAGGCGCTTGCGCTGATGCCATGGTAGCAATCATTAAACCAGCGCTGATGTATGGGATAGACTTTAACATTTAGTTCTCCTGTTGATCTCTATCGTATTGTGAGCGTACCATTTTTGTATGGTTAGCATTGGATGCAAAACTTCTCAGCGCTCTGTGGTTATCAGGAATTTCTGTATCACTGAGAGTTAAAGTTTCCTCGTACTCCCCACCCTGAATTTCTACTTGGTAGTAAGATTCTATTTTACCGACATCTGCCAGGGACGCAAGCAGTACTTCTTGCTGCTTTGTATCAACCATAGCATCTATGGTATTCCTACCACCTAATTTTTCTTCTAGATTTTCTTCTACTTCTTCTTTTTTAAGATCTTTTTCTTCGAGTTCAATCTTTTCTTCTAACTGTGCTTGAACCCATTCGTCATAAAACGGATCGTCAATACTTACTTCACTTGATTTTAAAATATCCATAAGTGCTTGATGAAAGCCTGGGCAAGACGGATCTGCGAGAGGTGTTGCGGTACACTTCATCAGCTGATCGTCTATATCTAATTTGTAGTTGTATGTAACAATAGGACTAGAAACCTGTCCGTCACCTTCTACCGCGATTTCACCCTTACCCCAACGTGATGAGTCAGTGTAAGGAAGTCTAAAGTACTTCTGAACCGTGCCGCTTGGCTGCCCATTCCAGTTATCTGTCTCTTCGAAAACGTATCCGCCATTTACCGCATCCTCGTTCCTGATATGCACCTGCGCGTCTGTGTTAGGATTTTTGGTCAGGCTATATCGATAGGTAAGTCCATTAATCTGTAAAGTTACCCAGGGTTGACTAGAATCCGGAAGGACAGTGCCCATATCCCATGATAGACTGCCGGAAGCAGCGTTACCGGTTGTACCGTAAGTTATATCAGAGTAAGAGTAAGAGGGCCAACAAAGCACCGATACCACCAATGCCTTTGGCAGTTGATTTATCATCCTCGTCCATTCCTTTCCAAATACCGTTTGTTTCACGGTCTTCTTTTTTATCTTGATCTGAAAGCCAAGCAGCCTTTGCTTGATCCCCGATCAATCCGTCATAGGGACAAGGTGTACCAGCATCCATCATCGCTCTGAAGACCCGTTCATCTTGGCACATAACCGATACCGCAGCAACTTTCATACCCATATCATAAAGAGTTTTAGCGTTCTTTAACTTTTCACAGTTCATATCACGCACAGTCTTACCAGCAGAAATACCAAGAATCTGAGTTTGGACTGCACCAGAAACCCCAATCGTACACAGATCGGAGTTAGACGAATTGATAGAAGGCGAAATAGCGGATGGTGGCGGCGATTTAAGAGTGGTAGACGAAGTAGTGTTAGAATTCACATTACTTTCGTTATAGTTCTGTGTAATAATAGGATCGGATACATTCTGAGCTATAGCTACTGAAGTAGTAAAAATCATCGCCATCACTATAATTAAGTGTCTAATCATATTACATTCCTATAAAATAAAAAAAAAGCAAGAGAGTTTCCCCTCTTGCTTATTTATACCAAATTTTGTTTTAAATTAGAAGTTAAAACGTACACCTACTTGTGCATCATCATATTTAAAGTCTTCGTCAGATTGTACCGCACCATATACTGCAATGTTAGACGTCACACCGTAAGCAACCTCAACACCGACACCGTCAAATGAGATTGTGTTGTCCGCATCGATGGACGCATATGTGCGTGGTGAAATAGCAAAGTTGTTCATGTTCAGATCAGGACCTGCTTTCATGGAGAAGTTTTTGTTCTCAATGCTATATTCAACTTCAGCCGAACCACCGATGTTGCCAAGCAGACCTTCTGCAAATGCCGATGTTGAGAGTACGAATGTTGCGGCTGTTGCCAAAAGAATTCTTTTCATTGTTTAGTCCTATAAAATTAAAGTTAAGTGGGCCCGTAGTTGGTCGGGAGGAACCCATACCCTAGACGTCTTTCGTTAAGTCACGAGACACACTTCTGTTTCTAGGCAGTGTCTATGCCCACCAGCATTATGCCGCTAGGGCGTAACCTGTAGGTGCGAAATTTTCATTTGCATTTAGTAGTTTTGACCAATAACGCAGTCATCCGGTAAACTCCACTTCATCTTCACACCTGTCGATCCTAAATTTCGACCCCATCAAAAGAGAACATATCCCATTGTGGGACCAACTATTACTCTTTTATTTTTCCACAACCGAAGTTTTTGTCCGTTTTTTACAAGTAGAAAGCACGGAAGTTTCAGTTTCATAATATATTCCCTTTTGGTGGAGTCGCTGGGTACCGCCCCCAGGTCCAGAATGTGTCCACGTTGCTTCAACGTTTACATCTTATATATTAACATAAAGGATAGATTAAGTAAACCCACTATATTATATTTTTAATACTGTGACTTTTAAATCACTTTTTACGAAGCTTTGTATATTCATGAGTTATTTTATTAAACCGATATGCTAGCGTGTAATACAAAGTATCGATAGCTTGATACAATTGTTCTAGATTGCCGTTATTATCAATAACATAATCTGCCATCCATGGTTCTAGACTCATTGATAATTTATCTTCAGGTGGAAGATGGTCTGAGCGATCTACCCAAATAACACAATCAATCAAGCCAGCATTCTTGATACCATGGAATTCACGCTTATTACGAAGACCTGCATAGATGTCAGAAATCTCAAAGATCTCACGACCAATGGTAGCAGGATCGTCTTTACAACGTGCAGCAATAAGATTATACCATTCTGATCTATGATTACCACGATCTTCAAAGCATTCTTCTACTGTCTTATAGCCATAGAGTGGAGCTAATACTGGAAATACAGTCTGTTCCGCATTATGCATACTTGACGATGCAAACTGCAATCCATATTTAGATTCAAAATATTCAGCAACAGTATCTTTACCGTGGCGTGCGTGTCCAATAATAAGTAGTTTCATTAGCGACCTTTATGTGTATAGAATATATGTGTATCAATCTTAGCGATACGTGTCATGACTTTGTTCCACGATGGATTAACATAGTCTGCATGATAGAATGTAGAGCCTTCAGTAATATCTACGATGATACCATCATATACTGCTTTAGCTATTTCGTAAACCCCTACATAAGCACTTTTACTACCAGGCACGTCAGATTTACCGTCGTGTGTCCAGGAGAATTGTTTATCTTCCCAAACAACACTACAGATAGTGTTTGGGAAGTGTTTAGATTTTACGCGGTTCATAGTAACATTTGCTACTGCAATTTTACCTGCATCAGACTCGGTTAAAGCCTCGAAGTAAATATTATCAGCCAAGCATTTAAGTTCTGCTGCTCTTGTTTCATTTGCACTAGCACTGGCACATGAAACCACGGCTCCAAAGATGATCGCTGCTGTTATAATATTCGACATGATGTCTGTCATTCGCATATATTTTGCCTCTTTTTATAGTACTTATACTATATTAAAGCTCTGCAAATGTAAACCGTTTAATTCAAATTAATCTAATTTTTTTATACCTAGTGCCCAGTTCTCTGCAGCATCCTCGACATATCGCATGGATTTACCAGGAAAGTCTTCACTAAAAAACTGTTTACCGTTATCATCAAAGTATTCAATGTAAGCCATTTCTTCCTTAAAATCCATGCAAACTTTGCAGTGACCTCGACCGGGTGGATCAGCATAGTATGTGGAAATAGTTCTTATAGTCATAGTATTTACTCCGCTTCGATATCTTCGATAATTTCATCTCGTAGAATAATAGCTTGTCGATCTTTGTCTGTACCAATACGATCGTTTATGAGCTTATATGCTAAGGTGATTCGATCACATCCGGCATAGGCAGCATGCCAGCAATGGTGGTCTGGCTCGTCATATCTACCAAAATAGTACCAACGACATTGCCATCCTGGAACATCCTGAACAGTGACCACGCTCTGTGACTTCAGGTCGTAATACTTAAAGTACCCGTCACCAGTCTCAGACCAAGTAAAAAGTAGCTGATAGGCATTAGCGTTCCAGTTCGTATGCCATCCTACGAATCCGCCTGGGGGATAGTAATTAAAAAGAGCAGAAGAGTGTACACCAAGCACTTCAGGAAATTTCTTTTTTACAGTGTACTCGATGTCTTTCCATTTATCAGGATCTCGCTCGGCCATCTGTGATACAGGCTGTGAAAAGTGTTGTTCAGGATATCCCGAATGCTTTTCATCAAGCGCCATTTGTAACCAGAGATTGTCTTCGTTACAGTAGCGTTCGCCATTTGTCGGTGCATCCTTAGGGTCATAGAAATGATACTTAGGATCATTGTAGCCCTCAATGGATCTGAAGGTATTAACAAATCCATCGAGAGTTTCCAATAATTCTTTATTTCGAATTATTACCTCAGCCATTTACAAACTCATCTACCATTGGGAAGATCTTAGCAATTGCTTTAGCTACTTCACGCGCAACTTCAATGTGTTCTTTTTGTGTTCCGTTACCAGACCGAAGTTCGATATAGTGAACCCAAGAACGAAGCGTGCCATTCATATAGACTTTACTGACTGTATTACCTTCTGGTAGAACACAACGTGCTTGTTCCTTAGCAATACCATTATCAATCGCCCACTGATACGTTAGTCGTGCCTCATGAATAATCTGAGTCTGTTTCATTACCCATGCTTTTTGCAATTCAAGATCATCACATACAATACTATTTTGACGATTCTTAGGATCTTGCATACGAGCTTCTCTTAGAACAAAAGACTCTTCTAGATCATTCGGATCTGCATATCGCTGACTGAATTCCTGGAAGTAGAAGCTTCTGTGACGAAGGATCTGCCGGGCAATGTCCCGTGTCGTGTCGATGCCAATCGTGGCGTTACACATTTCGAGTGGTGACCAATGCTTATGCTTGACAAGGTATCGTACAAGCTTTTCACCAGTCTCATTATTGAACTGGTTAGCTGGGTTAGATACTCGTGCGCAGTAGGCAATAAGCTCAAGTGCGTCACTGAAATGTTCTTTGAACTCTTCTGATGGTGCAGGTTGCACCACCAGAAATGCTTTTGGTTCTGCGTAATTCATGAGCGACCTCCAACTGAAAGTGGATTAGACATACCTTTTTCGGAGTTAGCCATATACTTCTGGTAATCCTTGCCACTGACTTTATATGTTACAAACTTACGATTCGTTTCTTCCTTATTAGGATTTGCCATAGTAAGTTTGATATCCTTACCCTTTGCAAGAGCATTTAGTTTACGGATCATTTTGTCCGCATTGGTTACCCCTTGGTTACCATAACCAATAGATGAACGGCGTTCGCCCTTTGATACATTACCGCTGCTATGTTTTTTCTTACCCATGATATATTCTCCTAAGGTGTAATAGTAATTTCTTTTACTCGGTGTGGTTGTTGTAAGACCCATTCTACAATATCTACGCAGTATTGTAAACCCATTTTTTTATCATTAACATGAGCTACACGGGGTGAATCGAAATATCCAAATCTAATAACGGTGGTATTTACACCTTGATAAAACAGCTGCTGGTTTGCTTTATCTAATGCAGCCTTTTCTATGGCATAAGGGTGAGGTCTGTATTTATCCCCATCGCCTGAATTAGATCCAATATTAATAATTCTTTTTTTCAACTGAGCTGCTCGGTAAAGTAGATCTACCTGTTGGAATTTATCGTGCTTACAGTTAATAAAAATATCACAGTCCTCTAAACGATCTGTGTTACCATACTTATTCTTTAAAGCTTCACCTAGACCACGTCTAGTGCCTGTTATAAAATATTTCTTTCCCATTAGAATTTAAAGCCCTGAAATTTGTTTTGATCTTCGCCTTGGTTCGAATGGTCGAACACTGGGGTGTCGTTTACGAGGTTTTGGTCTGTGTCATCTACATCATATAGTCTCATCTTACTACGGTCAATGCCAATAAGAAACCGTTTGTTCTTGTTTGGATCATTGTATCTATTCTTCAATTGTTTGACCATTAGTTGGCCTTGTGCTTCGAGCTCTTCAGTAGATACAAGTGCAAACATTAAGTCGGCGGTTGCGGGTAGTCCAAAAGACTCGGACGTATCTTCAAGCCCAGGATCCGAGCTATTGAAACCTGTACGAGTCGTCTGCGTTGCAGATACGATCGGTAGGTCGAACTCAACCGCAAGACCACGTAGCTCTTCAGCAATTGCTTTAATGTACGCATAACTGTTTACTGATCCTCCCATTTTCATACGCGATGATGAGCATATGTTTAGATAGTCTATCATAATAATGTCGGGTTGGAAACCCTTTTTTAGCTTTAATTCGTTTAGTAGTGCACGAAAGTGATTGGCATTAGCAGATCCTGTTGGATATTCTTTTACAATCAACTTGCCGTTTGTCTTGGTCTTAAGACGGTTCACCGCATTACTAAACATCTCTTTGCTCATATGCTCGATCTGATCAATAGGCACATCAAGCAGGTTAGCATCGATACGTTCAGCAATACGTTCTTCGCTCATCTCCAAGGTAATGTATAGAACATTTTTACCTATGTTAAGAGCACTAGCAGCAAGATGGCACATAAACAAAGACTTGCCCACACCCGTGCCTGCCAGTGCAATATTGAGAGATTTATTAGAAAGTCCTCCCTTCGTGATCTGGTTGAAGAGGTCGATGTCGAAGGGGGTTTTTTCCTCTTGGGCATGATAGAATTCATATCTTTCCTCTACGTTTTCCAGATAGTCGTGACCAATGTTAGTATCGAATGTGACCGATAGTGCCTTAGTGAGTAGATCAGGTAGTGCATCTTTAGTGAGCTTCTGGTGCTTACCATCGATAATAGTAATAGATTCCATGACTGCATTAAACAGTGCACGGTCCTGACACCACTT